AGTCTGAATAATAAATATTATCAATTTTGTATCCAAGTCGCTTAGGATAATTTTTCATTGTTTCTATGCAGTTATTACAAGGCTTACTAGATTGTATTTTGTTTTTAGGTGAAAATCTTACTACTAGTAAATTTATTGATTCCAATCTTTTTTTATTTTTTAAAGGCATTAATTTTGTTAAAGCATCACACTCAGCATGAATTCCTGGATTTTTCCCAGCACTGTCGCCCATTTGGTTTACTCCAAAACTAAGAATTCTAACCTTTTTCAAATCTCCGTTGCCTTTGTAAAAGGCACGATATATGATTATAATGTCCGCAGACACATGACGAAACATTGCACTTCCCATTTTCATACAAATTAATATCTGAGTCATAAGGCAAACAAAACCGCTTAATAAACATAGTGTCAAGCAAAGAATTCATTTTAGTTAATTATATAATTATATACACATCTCTTTAAAATATTTCAATTTTATTTAAATATTATTTGAATATTATTTTAATAATAAAAGAACCACTTTAAATATATTATTTTTAACTATTATAAATTAAATAAATATTGTCTAATTTATTTAAATAAAGGATGCCAAATTTTAAGCCAAAAACAAATAAAAAAATAAAATTTAATAAAAAAACAGCTATTACACTAGACACAAAGCATAAAGAATTTTTAAACGAATTTAACAAAGATGAAAATAACAAAATACCCGAATTAAAGTTTGAGAGAAGTCAAATAAAACAAAAATTAATAGAAGAAAATGAAATACTTACTATAGAACAGCGTTTAGATTTACAAGATAAAGTAAATGAAATTACAAAAACCATAAAAGACATTAAGAGTAAAAAAAAATGTTATTTTTTGGATAATTCGCACTATATTTTTGAATATTTTGAAAATAAAAAAGGAATATCAGGCGGTAACAATATTCAAAAATCTACAAATAAATCAAAATTAGTTAATTCTTTTTTTAAGATTAAAGAAGAAAACGATTCTGATAAACTTGCACAGATAGAAAATAATAATATCGTCCAAAAATACTTGATTAATATTGATGATACTTTTCTAGACGTAAATGCCTTTATTTCTCAAACAGATATATGTCAAACTTGTCATAAAGGAGAATTAATACCTCTTGAAGATGAGGGCATCATGGTTTGTAACACATGTTCAAGAACTATCCCATATTTAATTGAAAATGAAAAACCTTCTTATAAAGAACCGCCAAAAGAAGTTTGTTTTTATGCTTATAAAAGAATTAATCATTTCAAGGAGATATTAGCTCAATTTCAAGGTAAAGAAACTACACAAATCCCCATTGATGTAATTGAAAATATTAAACTTCAAATTAAAAAAGAGAGAATTGAATTATCACAAATTACTAATTCTAAAACAAAGGAAATCCTTAAGAAGTTGGGCTATAATAAATATTATGAACACATACCATTTATTAAAGATAAATTAGGAATAAAGCCTCCAATTATGTCGCCTGAGTTAGAGGAAACATTATGTAATCTTTTTATTGAACTACAATCTCCTTATTCCAAATTCTGTCCAGATGACAGAGTGAATTTTTTAAATTATTATTATACTGCATACAAGCTTTGCGAACTTCTAGGAGAAGAAAAATATCTACCTCTGTTTCCATTATTAAAAGATAGAGAGAAAAGAATAGAACAGGATGATATATGGAAAAAAATTTGCGAGGAATTAGACTGGGAATTTATACCTACTATATAAATATAAGTATTTGAAGTCTGTTAATATTCTATTTAATTTGATGGTTTGTAAGGAAATAATTGTAATTCATTTGTATTAAAAATAGAAAAATTAGGGTCGTAGTTATTTGCTCCTATACCGCGACCATAACATTGTCCACCTCGTTGTTTTCGTGATTTGTTTCGCTTGTTTTTGCGAGATTTTCTGGTTTTTCTAGATTTTCTAGTTTTTCTTCTTTTACCGCCAAGTGATCCAAATGATTCAGTTGTAGTATTATTATCAGTACCAACTGACTGATTTAGTTCTGATAAATGCATTGAATCATTAGACATATTATTTTCGTCTAATTCATCATTATCTTCTAAATTATGATTTGAATTCATAGAAATACCAGAAATATTCATATCTTCATGCAAACTATTAATTAATTCTTGTGGCGTAAAAACGTTACCAGTTTCAGGATTAATTTGTTGAAGAGCCATTCTAACTAAATTAATATTAGAATCATTTTCTACTAATGCTTCTATTTGGTCGGGTTCAAATCCTAGCTGAACTAATTCATTTCTATCCGCATCAGAAAATGCACCTCCATACATTTTTTTTGAATATTTTCTATGTGATTTGCGATGATGTCTTTTATTACGCGAATGTTTTACCATAATATAATATGTAAAGATTAAATATATTTACATACTATAGGGTTTCCAATATATTACCGTTTTTATCATAAATCCAAATTTCATTTAGAATTATAATATAATTAACAAATAGTATTTATATTCTTTTTATAAATTTATTTATAATTTTATAAATAAATTTATTTGCTTACCATTTTAGGTCTTAAAATCCCCCAGGAAATTTTACTAAGTTCGCTCCAATGCCAAATCCGGCTCCACTGCGAGCTGTTGCTCCCATAGAAGGAATATAGGTGTCAAGGATGCTAAAGGTGGCGGCGGCAGTTAAGGCGATCAAAACAATTTCCTCAATATTTAAGGAACGTTTAGGAATAGCGTAGGCAGCAATGGCAACCATTAAACCTTCAACAAGATACTTGATGATTCTTTTAACAAGTTCTCCAACGTTAATTAAACTGTTCATTATATTAAATAAAAAGAAAAAAATATATATTTGCGATAAAAAACTTAAAATTAAATAAATAAATTTACTAAAATGGATCGTTCTAAAGATAAGAATTCTAAGAAATCTGGTTTTGAGAGAAAACAAAATGGTGGAAAGCCTAATGCTAAATATGTAGATTTATTAGAAGAAGATAAAGGAATTGCTGGACAAAAATTTGTTTGTGTTTCTTTTTGTTCTCCTGAAAAAATCCTTAAAGAGAAGCAATTGTTTTTCTTTGAACAGTTTCTAAAGAAGTGGGAATTTAACAAATCTATGGAAAAGTTTATACAATTCCTAAATTTTATTTCATTTAAATATAATGTTTCTTTTGAGGATGTCTCCAATGACTTTAAAGATTTTGTTAAGGAAGAAAATGAAACATTGTCTAAAGTAAACATGGATGATGACTATAAAACATTTATTGATAATAATGAAGAAGAATTACAGAAGAAATTTGATTTAGCTCATAATTTCCAAACCAGCACGAGAGGGTTAAAAATTCGTGGATCCTATCCAACTCAAGAGGAAGCAGAAATGAGATGCAAACTCTTGAGAGAAGTTGACCCAAATCATGATGTTTATGTAGGACCTGTCGGTTTATGGATGCCATGGGATCCGGAAGCTTATAAAACAGGTCGTGTTGAGTATATGGAGGAAGAATTAAATCAATTAATGCATGAAAAGAGTAAAAATGAATCTAACGCTAAGTCTGCATTTGATCAACGTGTTAAAGAAAGTAAGCAAAAAGCTATTGAAGAAAATATCAAGGCAGCAGAAAAATCAGGTAATATTTTAACTCAAACAATTGATGAACAAGGTAACCTTGTTGGCGTTAATAATGTTAATACTCAAGAAGCCAAATTAAAGGACAAAGAAAATATTTCTACTGCTGATATTTGTTCAGAATTATTTGAAAGCGAAAATGTAGTTACTGGCAATACAGATCACGGGCAGAGTCTTTTGGTTAGTGGACCATTTGCAAATAAAAATAAGAAGGATTCAATGGAACAAGTAGACTAAAATTTAAAATATAAAAGGTTAGTTAAAAACAGAAATATAAATATAATAATAATTAGTTATTATATTTAATTAGAATATGTTAATATGTTTTTATAAAAATCCTTATTAGAATTGTATATTTTATTAATAAAAGGGTTTGATTCAATTAAATTTTGTATTTTTATAAATAACTCTTTTGCTTTATTTTTATCATAATAATGAAAAGAAATAAATAAATTAATTAAAAATTTGAAATATAAATCATAATCAATTTCTATCTCAAAACTTTCAAATTGTTTTATAACTTTTGAACAACATTCTATGCATTCTTTATAATAACCATGGTTTAAATAATTATTTGAAATATATAAAATATATGACAAACCTTCATTAATTTCTATAAAATTATTTAATATATGTTGGTAATCGCCGTATGATCTCTCTATATCATCATAAAATTTATCTAAAATTTCTAGGTAAAACATTTCTTCTCCATGACCATATCCAAGTAAAGTATGTTTTATGAATACATTATTTAACTCATTCAAAATTTTTATTCCTAATTCTTTTCCTGTAATAAACAAACAACCGCAAACAACCCATCTATAAGTATTATAATATTCTTGCAAGTTTTCTTGTTTAGTTAAATCCTTATTGCAAACATTTAATATTTGTAAATGAAATTTATTTTCCGAACAATTATTTAAAATATTTAAAAGCATATTGTTTTTGTAGTTAGTACATATTTTTGAAAAATTAAAACCAACATTAGCATCTATCCATCCAAATTTGATTGTTTTAAATGGATTTATTTCTATAGATTTTAAAACTAATTCAAATTTACTACAACATAAAATGTGACTTTCTGCACATGTTCGTTCATCTTTTGTAGGATGGTATTTTTCTCTATTTTTTTTTATTAATTTTGTATATTTAAAAGTTTCAAGGTTTTCTAAATCAGTAACTACATAATATGTCATATTTTCTAAATTATATTCGTTTCTTTTATTTTTTATGTGTTCATATAAAATTTTATCAGTATATATAATCAAATAACACGGTACTTCTAATAAAGATGACATGTTATTTATAGAATCATTTAAATTTCTAGAATGATTATTATACTTAGTTAATTCAAAACATGCTGTAACTAATGTGCAATCTGGTGTCATTTATTAAATACTATTTGTTACTTTAAGTAATAATATTTAGTTTTTATTTGTTAAATAAAATTTTATAATAAATTTATATAATAAAATAATATAAATTTAAATACATATTAATTAAATAAATAAATGCGGTTGTGTTATATTATTTCTACATGTGACAAATATTTGGATACAAGAGTTAAATATCAAATGGAAATTATGTTGAAAAATGTAAATATGGAAGATATATATTATCTTACATCAAAACCTAATATTGGCGAACGTCAATTTGGTTGGTGTACTATGGATGATGCTCAAAATATCACTTGGAAGTATATTCATTTTATTTATAATATGGATATACCTCATTATGATTGGTATATTTTTATTGACGATGACACATTTGTATTCCAGTATCGGCTTCAACAGATGTTATCTAGATACGACCATAATGAATGTTATTATATTGGTAAAGAGCTAGACCATATTAAAGACCAATTTTGTTTATATATGTCTGGCGGAGCTGGATACGCTATATCAAAACCTTTATATTCACTTATTGTTAGTTATTTGAAAAGAATTGGTATTAGCAATGCATACTATCCTATTATAAATTTAAAAGAACAATTTTGCGACGATTTATGCATAGGAATTTGGATTCAAGAAATTTCAAAGGAAAATAATAATAATGTTAAACAAATTAATAATGATTTGTTTCATTGTGGAATAGAAGCAAATGTAAGTAAAGCTATTACACTTCATAAAGTAATGGAAAAATCACAATATGAACATTTTTATTCAATTATGGTGGAAGAAGAAAATAATAAAGTTAAAAATGATGATAATATAAAACATAAATCACAAGTTAAAAATATTCAAATAAATAAAAAAGATACTGTTTTTGTTTTGGTAACAGATTACAATTATTTTAATAAGGCAAAACGAACTATTATTGATTTAAGAACCAAAGGTAATTGGAATAAAGATATCGTTTTAATAACAATTGATTTTCAATTAAATGACATCTTTAAAGATTTTTACAATATTATTGAAGTAAAATTTCCATTAATTGATAAAAATTATTTACTTAGCAAAATTGGTAGTGGGTTTTCTAATAACCCAGATAAAAGAGAAATCAATAAGTTGAATCAATGGGAAAAATTTCATGTATTTGATGATTACTTTTCTCAATGGTCACGTGTAGTTTATTTAGATGCAGGTCTAAGAGTATTAGAAGATGTAGAATTCTTGCTTGAATTAGATTACAAAGACCGTATTTTAGCTCCAAAAGATGGGAAATTATATGAAAAGTGTGAATTCAATTGTCAAATAAGTTATGATAACGAAGAGTTAATTGAACTTTTTAAAAATGAGTATGGAGAGAGCACGCTAAAATCAAATTATATGTTAAATTGCATGTGGATATATGATACAAATATATTAAATTTATGTGATAAAAACCAACTTATAGAAGCTATGAATAAGTATACTTTTTGCTTGAATAATGAAATGGTAACAATGAACATCTTATTTCATTTTAAATATAATTTATGGGAAAGATTGCCAATTATGTCTTCAAATGGAAAAATCTTGTTTGATTGGAGTGAGTTAAATAATCCTAATACAAATTGGAGAGAATATTGCTTACTCAAGTATCCTGTTACCATTGGATTTGATGATGTATAGAAATATTTTATTTTTTATAGATTTCTACCACTTATTCGCTTTTTTGACACTGATTTTAGGACCAGCTCCGCGTTTCTTGGCACTATTTGGGTCATATTGTTGCTCTTCATCATCATCTTTTAAGCCTTTTGACAATTCCCAGAATTCTTTAGATCCTAATCTGAAGTCACCGTGATTATCGGCTTTATACCAGAACACTTGGTCATGTAATTTATTGGATTTAGAGTTATTGTTAATTACCAAGCACTCATAATTTTCTGTGCATTGATCCATCACTTGACAAAAGCTCTCAAATGTTGGGAACATACCAGCATAATTTTCATAAATACGCTTTCTATTTGCGATATAATTTTCTCTCAAAATGAAG